ACCGCTTGGATTTTGAATTCTTCGGGATAACGTGGGTTGCTCATGGCACCTCCTGATTGGCCTCAGTTTAAGGCATGGAGGTGTCTACGAAACCCGGGGCGATTCAAGGCGCGTAAGTGCGGCCTGGTTCAGATCTTCGCTGAGAACATCCAAAGCGCGCTGACTGTCGCCCTGATCATCCAGCCCTTTGATCACCTGGTACTGCTCAAGGGTGAGCAGCCCATACTGACTGCTGATCTTGCCTGCCGCTTCGGTTGCGGTCTCGCCGGCGGTTGCAAAGGACTTGGCGAGCTCGCCCGCGCCCTGTCCGGTTACTTCACTCACGGCCGCTGCAGCTTCAGCCAGATTGCGCATCTGCGTGCCGCTGGTAGCTGCTCCGGAAGCAAGCGAAACAACCGCCTCGCGCGCGCCGGACAGGTTACCGGTGACGCGCCCGGCGCCTTCGGCCATGTCCTTCAGGCTGGCGATGGTCTTCCCGGCACCATTCGTACCGCCATTGATCGCAGCGTTGAACTCGCGAGCCTGCTTCATCGCATCGAAGTAGGCGTAGCCCAGCGACCCAATGACAGCAACCAAAAGACCGGCCGGGATCAGCATCCCTGCGAGGCTTTTCGCCGATTCACCGGCGCCAGCGCCCAGTTGAGCGATCGCGCGCGCACCACTGCCCAGATCACCCGCCTGAATGGCATTGGCGAGCTGCATGACATTCTCTTGAGCTTGGCGAGTGCCGAGCTTTAGCTTGTCGAACGCGCCCGCGGCTTCAGTCAGGCCCGCTCGGTCCTTGCCGATCTTGGCCAGGGCTTCGTTATAGCGCTCGGCATCAATCTGCCCAGCTTTGTGCAGGTCGTTTAGCGCCTTCTCCTGAGCCTCCAGCTTCGCCAACTTGGCGGTCACTGGATCAATACCGTTAACGGTGCGCTTCAGTGCCTCAATCTGGCGATTCTCAGCCTCGATCAGCTTTTGCTTCTGGGCCAGCTCTTTGGCTTCCGCCTTTTCAATCTTGTCGTAAGCCTTTCCCAGTTGATCCTGGTACTTCGCCTGCTCCTCGATGGTGACCAAGCCGCCCTTGCGTGCGCGCTCCAGTAAGCCCTCGGCTTGAACCAGCGACTCCATGCTCGAGAGATTGCCCGTCATCGCCTTGTCGAGCTGACTGATGACGGAGATTTCCGCTACTGCGCTGTCAGCTGCCTTGCGACTTGCTCCAGCTTGCCGATCCCTGGCCGCCGTGGATTTATCGATGCTTTGCGCAACGTCCGCTTCAGCCTGGGAAACCTTTTTACCGGTGTTGGCCAGGCCTTCGCCCGTTTTGCCCAGGTCATCAATGGCCTTCTGGGCGCCTTCAGCGGAATCGACCAGCTTATCCAGATCATCAGCAGCCTTTGCGGCCTGCGACGACTCGACCGCAATACCCAGGGAAGCGAAATTGGTGCTCATTTGTTTTCTCTCTGTTCCGCCATCACCTGCAGGGCTTCAGCCTCCATCCGCCTGAAGTCGCTGAAAATCGCTTGTCGCTGGCTGATAGGTACGCCACACATCCGAATCACGCCGGAGAGAACGCTGTAGTCCATGCCTGTTGCGCCGCACGCGCCTGTGCGCCACTGGGTGCTCATGGCCTCGAAGACTTTGAAGGCCTCCCAGTTGTCCGGCCAGATGCCGACTTCCTTGTCGGGGATGTCCTGGCGCGATAAACCGAACGCCATCAGATCTGCATCTGACGGCCCGGGTTCATAAAGCGCGCGGGAGGCGCTTAGGAGTTTCCCAGGCGGGCTTCGCTGAAGGCTTCGGCGTACGCGTTCAGTACCGCCTTGGGCGCCGAGTTGATCGAGTTGACGAGGATGCGCACGTTTTCAGGCGTGAATTCCTCTTCGATATCCCAGCCCACCACTACATCCAGCAGCTGGTCTGCTTGCAGTGCGATCTGGGCAGCGGTGAAAGCTTTGAGGTCCATGTCGCCGACCTGCTTGCCCAACTCGTCGTGCCGCTCGTTCCAGCCGGTGTACAGCTCGGCAAGCGCAGTACGGTCCAAATACTTAAACTCGAACTCCACCTTTTCGGCGTTGTAGCCGGCGCGCTGAATCATCACCGGCGCCTTGAAGGTCGGCTTCTGGATCAACTTGAACTTAGCCATGGATTACACCATGGCCGCATAGCGGGTTGGACGGCCGGTCAGGGCCAGGCTGATAACACGGGTCATCAGGTTGTTCCGGGACATGGTCGGCGTTGCGGTGATCGAGACGTAGCCGTTGTAGATGATGCTGCTGCCGCCCGGCAGGTTCAGGCGAAGCAAGCGAGCCTGCTTGTCGTCGTCAGCAGCTTCACACACCGCCACGTAAGGTTTGGACGGATCATCAGCGACTGTGAAGGTCAGCGTGATTGGGTTCTTGGTGGTCGGCATCTGGCGATCATCATCGTCAGCCAGGAAGCCGAAGGTCAGGAACTGCTGATCACCACCACTGGAATTCATCTCAGTAATCTGCGAGATCTCGGTGAAGGCTGTTACCTCGCGAACGGAACCAATCCCCGAGCCCGCGGGATACTGTTGAATGCTGGTCGTATTGACGCTCTCCAGCGCGAATGTGCCGCTGGCGATCTCCCCAACCCGGACGCCGCGACCGTCGAGGCGAGTCCAGCCGGAATTGACGGCTACTACATCGCCCTCGGCCAGGCCATGGGCTGCAGCAGTTGCGATTGCCGGATTAGCATTGGTCAGCGCAGTGAACTGGATTGCAACGCCGTAAGTCGATGCAATCTCAAGGGTGGCTCCGTTGGGCATTTGGATGCCGGCCATGGGTGTTTCCTCTTTTCAGAAATGACAAAACCCGCACAGAGGCGGGTTCATTGGTAAACCGTAGGAGCGGAGGATGCCGATACAGCTGACTAGCTATTCTTTGTAAGGCAACATCCCAGAAGCTGAATGTTCTATGTAGGAGTAGCACTCGTTGAGTGAAGGACGCAGGGAGCTCAGTTTGCCCCTCAATCTGGTTTGTCGAGTTTGCGAGCCAACTCGACGTTTATCTCAAACTGCTCACCGACATCGATCAGCGTGCGGCTGCTTTCGTCGATTGAGCCTTCCCGAGTCCAGAGAAACGGAAAGAATGAAAAGCACTGATCTGCTCTCAGTTCCTGCAGGTCACTACGCCAGCCATCCCAGCGCATGCCGTCGTAAAAAGTAGCGAGCCGATCGCTTAAGGCCCAGCCAAGAAAGTCGGTATAACCGATGTCCAACTGCTCCCACCGTAATGTATCGGGTGCCCAGTAATACATCGCTCCTACATCATCGCCCAGACCGCCGCCATTAATGGAAAAGAACCCTCCAGCAGCATCGTCGGCGACCAGCAAATAAGCATCGGCACGCCCGTTGTTCCAATCGACAAGATTTCGGGACAATTGGGGATGCCCGGAGCCGAGCACGCGCAACCAACCATGGTCGATGAGTAGACCACCGGTCTCGTAGGCAATCGCCCCCAACGTCGATCTAGTCGTGACTTGTAGGCTAGAAAGAACGCGGCCACTCTCGGTGGACGGGGGGAGTAACTGGTAGCTCAAAGTAGCCGCTCCCAACATTTTTTCAATGAGGGGTAGCGCGGGGTCTCGGCTGTCTATTAGGTCTTCCAAACTTGTCATCTGCCGGTCCTTGGAAAAAGGAACCGATTATAGCCACATAGGCAATACCGAGGATTGAGGCTCGGTGGGCACTAACAAACCAGCTATAAGCCGGTATCGGCTCGATACTCGAAAGAGACCGGAACCATGTATGTCGCTGCGTCGGCGATCCCAGGCCCCTGCTCCACTGGCGACATTGTGACCACTGTGACGCCGCTCTTCGTGTCTCGGGCATACAGCCGGAACAGACCAGCCAACTCAACCACAAGCGGGTTCGTCTTGGTCTTGCCGGTGCCGGCCGGGACCACAATGCTGATCTGGTAGACGCCGATGAAAGCCCGGTGGTCGCCGGCGAGCGTGCTGCTCGCAGTATCGCCCGGGAGCAAGAACGCCCGCAGATAGGTCTCTCCGTCGGCCGGGTCGTATTGGACGTTTTCGAACACAACTTTGATCGGCTCCACCCGGGTCTTGCTCCAGGCAATCAGCTTGGCCTCGTAAATGGACGCGATAATGGCGTGGCTCATACCTGGTTGTTCCTTGTGGCTTCGTCGACGATCTGCTGGAAGCGGGCAAGGGTTATCCGGACCATCCCGCCAGGGGCCTGGGTCGAATGCCCGTACTCCAGCGGGATGCCGTACGGAAGATTGTTCACGATGTAGGCTGTCTCGCCAGCCGTGAGCGCCTGCACTTGCAAGCGGAGCTTGGCCAGGGTCACACCGCCGGCCGGGTCGACTTGATAAAGCGTGCCTTCAGCCGGAGTGCCGATAGAGAATTGCCAGTTCCCTCGAAACCTCCCGCCGACGTAATCCTTGCCGACCACCAGGCCGTTCACGTTGAAGTTGTGGTCGCGCTCGGTCTTTGTCAGGGGTTTGGCATATTTCACGCCGCGCCGCAGCTTGCCAGCTTTGGTGAAGTTCGATTCGTTGAGGTTGATGATCGTGTTGCGCACTGCGACCTTGAAGTCATAGTCATCGGCTGCCCGGGTGTTCGCCTGGCGGTGCGCAATGTTCGCCGCCCAGACCTCTGGATTGCCCACGGGCGACATGCGGATGACGCTGCTGCCGATCTCGATAACGATCTCTCGGATGGTTGCGTCGATACCAGCCTGAGCCCGCTCAGCGAAGTCGCGAATGTTCTCGGCGAAGCTGCCGTTCATGCTGGCGTACTTGTTAGTCATGTGCGCACCTGCAGCTCATACAGGATGGGCGTGCCGGCCGGGTTGATCTCTTTCAGCGGAGGCACGATAGACCAGGTGCGGCCTTGGGCGACCACCTTGTCGAGCAGGCCAGGCACCCATGCCAAGCCCTTGGCGGCGATCTTGAGCTTCTTGTCGCCCTGTTTGATCAGGCTGTTGTTCTTGAATTCTTGGCCGGTGAAGTCGAGCAGAATGCCCTGGGCAATTTGCTTGACGGTTGCGCCTGGCGCTTCGCCGCCCGTCTCCGGGTCGTACTCGCCCGGTTCCGTCTTGCTGATGGTTACGGGCTGACCGAACTCCGTGATCATCTCCAGAGCCATCACGGCCATTTCGTCGTAGAAGGCCATGGTGGCTCCAGATATGAAAAACCCAGCGCGATGGCTGGGCTTCGATTTACTCGGTTTTTCCTGAAAGGTAGTCTGAAGCCGCCTTCGTCCGCTTCGTACGCTCCTCTAGGAGCTTGTCTGCAAGAAGAGCAGCTGCTGTCGCCGCTTGATCAGGCGATTCGTTACCGTCGACTACTGCGGATAGCGCAGCAGCAGCAAATCTGTCCCATGCGGCGGTATCACTATTAAACAACTTGGCAGTCATAAGTCACTCCTCCATAAGCGAGGCAAAAAGCTACCACTACGCACGTACCGCAAACAAGCCCCGCCTAAGAAGGTAATCAGCAAACTGCGTAGCGCTCGGGCGATCAGGCGCCGCCGGCAGCAGTCGGCCGCTGGTGTTCGGAATAGTCGCGTACTCGCGAGTCACCGCGCCTTCGACACGCTCCAGCGTTACCGCGCCTTTGCGCTTGTCGATCGGGTCTATGTCGTCCTGATGAATCTCAGCAGCCAGGGCCATTTGGCCGTATTGGATACGCGCGGGCAGGTAGTTGTTCGGCTTGATCTCATGATCCAGCAGCACTTCCCGGCGCGGCCAGGATAGACCCTGCTCGCTACTGGTCTTGCGCCCCTTCCAGGTCATGCCATCCATCGCCAGAGCGGCCCGGCGCAGCAGCGCTTCCTGCTCGGGAACGCCTGCGGGGATGACCGTGCCGAACTTCACGGCATACAGGGCAAGATCCTCGGCGCTCGCGTAGCTTTCGGCGTCAGGCTTGCCGGTGCCGTCCTCGATGATGAGTGTCATGCGTTAACTCGCTGGAATGGTTTGAAGATTAGCCGCCGGATCACCAACAGCCAGCAGTATTACTACTTGGGCAGCTCAGCGACGAGCTTTTCCAGGGATTCTTTCGAAGCGTTGGCCCGGTATTGGACATTGGCTTCATCGAGTTTGGCTTTCAGCGCCTCGATTTGAGTGGCCTCATCCGCCGGCGGTGTGGTGGCGGCCTTCTTCAGCGCTTCAACCTCGCCGCGCAGTGCGTCGACAGTCAAGGCAAGGCCGTCACGCTCAGTAGTCAGGTCACCTACTGAGGCATGGATGGTTCCCAGCACTTCGAACAGGCGCAACGCCAGTTCACCAGCCTCTGGACGGTGGATTTCGCCAGCCTCAAGGCCACCAATCAGGATCTCGATCGATCCATGTTCAGCCCGCAAAGTCGCGATGACTTTTTCCAGTTCGGCCTGGTGGGCACCGCCAACAATCTGCACCCGCTTGGCCTCTTTCACCGACACGTCAATACCGGCCGCTTCGTATGCGTCGACCACGCTTGGCCAATCGCCAATCACCAGCACGCTGGTCACGCCGGCTTCGGGCTTATCGAAGTGTTCCGGATTGCGGTAACGTTTCTCCTGGTCGAAGCCATTGAGCTGGTTGCTGTAAGTCAGTTCCATGTGTTTCTCCAAGGCGGCCATCGCTGACCGCGCGTTGAGTTTTTGGGTTAGCCGCCAGTTGCCGGAGGCGTCGCAGTCAAAGTGATCATCACGCCGGCGGTTACCTTGTTGCTGCCCGCGTGCTTGACCCAGTTGGCAGCGGAGCCGACCGCGGCCAGGGTTGGGTTGGAACCGCCGGTGGTGGCTTTCCAGCTGTAACCCAGCACATCGATGTTCACGGTGCCTTCAGCGCGATAACCGATGCTCAGGTTTTCTTCGTCGTTCACTTCGTAGGAACGGAAGCCCGGCGCCTGCGACTCGGTGATAGTTACGGCGTTAGGTAGCAGACCGAAAATCACGTCCGCCGGTGCGGTGTCAGTCACCAGTACTGGCTTGCCCAGGGTGCCAGGCAGGCCGCCGTAGATCACGACGCCAGCTTCTTCGTAGATCTTGTTGGTGATGGCTTCATCAACGATGTCGAAGTAGGCGCTGGAGTGCATGACCCACAGTGCGATCCGACCGAACTTATCGCCGAACTTGCGCATGCCGCGAGTCAGAGTCTTCTTGCCGTCGGTTTCGATGTTGGCCGAAACCACCATGTCAGCGTTGGAACCGATGGCCGCGCGCAGACCAGCAGTTGCGTACTGGATGAAGCCTTCCAAGGTCGCATCAGCAACGTCGGCGCCGACGATCTGGGAGAACTCCTCGACCGGACGACCGCGGCGCTTGAACGCCTCTTCGGTGGTCTGGTACGGACCGTACTTCCATGGAGCCTTGACGCCCACAGCTTCGCCGGCGCTGATCTTCTTGGCGGTAACCTTGCCGTCAGAGTTGACGTCACGGTGTTCAAGCGATCCGTTCAGCTTGTAGAGAGCACGCTTGCGGAAATCGCCTTCGATCAGTTCGTTGTCCAGCACCATCGCGCCGTTCGACGATGCGTTGAACACATCCAGGTTGTCCTGGACACGCTCCAGGTATGCGGTTTGCGCCTCATCGTTGTAGATGATCAGGTCGCTGTTAACGGTTGTAGCCATGGGTCAATCCCCTTACTTGGGCAATGCGAGGTATGCGGTTTGGCCGTGCTTGCGCTGAAAGTCGCGCTTCTGCTCGGAGGTCATTTCGGAGCGCTTGAATGCAGCCTTGCCGCCACCCCCGCCCGGGGCAAATGTCCCTGAAGCCCTTGGCCACAGATGAGGTGCGCTTTCGCGCAGAGATTCCGCCCATTCGAGCGGAGTCAGAGGGGTCTTGCCGTCTTTACCGAGGATGACCTGGCCGGATTCATCAACGGCGACTGCATCGCCATCTTCGTTAAGGGTGAACACGCCTTTGGCGCGCAGGATGATGTCGTCTGTCGCTTCAGGGAGCGCACCAGCCTTCAGTGCTGCGCCGCGTACCGAGTCGCCCAGGACTTTGCCCTGGAACTTGGCAGCGAAGGACTCAGCTTTCTCGGCACGCTCGCTGATGGTCTTCAGCTGCTTGTCGTAGTCACCGCGAAGGCGCTCAGTGCGGCGGTTGAAGACCTCGTCGACCTTGCCCTCGGTCAGCAGCTTGGTTTCTTCGTCCTGGCCAGCACGACTGAGCAGGCCTTTCACCGCATCAATGTCGATGCCTTCAAACTGGGTTTCGAACTGCGTCAGCTTGCCGGAGGTTTCCTTCAGCTTGCCCAGCAGTTCCGAGTTCTTGGTTTTCAAACCCGAAACGGATGCTTCAACGGCAGTCGCGATAGCGGCCTTGATTGCCGGGTTTTCCAGGTCGATTTCGTTTTCTTCTGCCACTTTGATGCACCCCTTGGGTTTAGTCGGCCCGCTTTGCAGGCAATAAAAAACCGCCCGGAGGCGGCTGGTTGAATGTTTTCGGCTAAATCCCGGCCCTCTCAAATGCCAGCGGCTCTAGTCCCTTCATCTGCGCCAGAGTTAGCGGCGCAAAGTTACGATCAAGCTGAAGTTCGGTGAACCGCTCGATGGTCAGCCCTCCCTCCCTGAACAGCTTGGCCCGGACTGGACCGATGGCCACGTCCTGGAACGAAGCAGGCTGCTGCTGAAGCCAGTGGTAGTAGTCGAGGTCGGCACTGACCTGCTGTCCGCCATTGGCGCCCACTGAAGCCCTCGTGGCGCCTTTTGCAAAAATCTCACTGAGAGAAGTAAGCAGTACAAACGTTGTTCGACAGTTATGAGTTACGATTCCACCAGCAAAATACCAGCCCTCTACCGTTTCGAGATTGTAAACATGCCCAGAAAAACCATCGTTCCGAATCTCGACGATCTGGTCGCAAAATACGTGGCCGGAGCATCCATTGATGATATTTGCAGCCAGTTCAGTGTCAGCAGAGCCGTACTCTATCGATCCTTCAGTGAGGCTGGCGTCGTCATGCGTAACGCCGGAAGGCCGAAAATCGAACTGCCGACCGAAAGACTGATTGAAATGTTCAATTCCGGCGTCGGAATCTCCGGTATAGCTACTTATTTCAAGGTCGCCCCAAATGTCATCATCAGGCATCTCAAGCTGGCAGGTGTTCCGACTAGAAACCGAAGTGAGCAGCAGAGTGCGCGCATGGCTACAACAGCTCCGGACGAGCGAAAGCGCCTTGCTCAGCGAGCTAACGAAGCTGCAAGAGGTAGAGTCCACAGCGCGGAAGAGAAAGCTCAACGCGCGATTACTAATCAGACCCGATCGGCGCGCATCTCCAGGTACGAGACCCAGCTCTTTACGATGCTGGTGAATCGCGGCATATACCCCACCACCCAACACCCTATCGGCCCCTATAACTGCGACCTCGCTGCCCACCCCGTCGCCGTGGAAGTATGGGGCGGACACTGGCACTGGACAGGCAAGCACGCTGCTATTACTGAGGAACGCTTCCGTTACCTCATGAATGCTGGATGGCATGTCATGGTCGTCGCAGTCAACAACACCAGCCCACTTACTGCTGCCGTCGCAGATTACGTTGCTTCGGAGATCAAGCTCCTTCGCAGCGACCCATCCCTTGTCCGTGAGTATCGGGTGATTTGGCGTGCAGGTGAGTACACGACCAGAGGATGTCTTGAAGACAACGACTTCTCCGTCGAACCACCGTTTACTTACGCCCGCGATCCCGCTACTGGCCGTTACAAGAGTGTGCCCCGGTAAACAATTCGGGTGAAACGGCGGCCTGGGCCCAGACTCAACCGGAAACCTACGGCCGTCCATCGAGCGGCACAACTGGCTGGTCTTGCTGTCCAGCGTGGCCACCATCTGGATCTCTTGCACGATATCCGTGTTGGCCTTGGCGACCTCCATGCGCGCCTGGGACGACACATGCTGAATCGCGGTGTGCACAACCGTGCTGGCATTGCGGCTGGTGGTGGCAAGAATGCCGTCCTTGTAGCCCGCCGCCTTGGTACCGCGAATGTTGCGGATGATCTGGAAATTCGTCTGCCCTTCGAAGAAGCCTTGCCGAATGGTGCCGGTGACGCGCTCACGCTCTGCGCTGGTCCAGCCTTTGATGAAGGCCTTCAGCAGCTTCCCGCCGCCGTTGCCACGCACGCTGAGCGGGTTCGTCAGCACTGCGGTCCGGATTGCAGCGGCCGTCGGCGCGACTACATCCAGCGACACACCAACCGGCGCCGATCTGGCAATGCTGGTCGCCTCAAACTCAGCCTCGTAGTTGGCGATATCTACCAGGTCGAGGTTCAGTTGCGCGCTGTAGCGGTCGAAGATGCCCAGCAGCAGACTATCCACTTCCTTCAGCAGCGCTTCGAGGCGTTTGACACTGTACTCGGTCAGGTCCGACTGGGTCAGCCGGTCGCGAATTGAGCGGTCAATCTCCTTGAGAAAGGGAGCGAACTTGCCGACCTCCCCAGCCTTGAGCTTTTCGAGAAAGACCGCGTGCCGGATCGTGGCATCAAGTACTGCCGGATTTACCGCCATTTGGTTTGTCCTCGTCGTCCAGGTCCAGGCCGTCGCCCTGCTCTTCCAGCTCGCCATCGATTTGCAGGTCTGTTCGCTCTGGCGCAATCAGCCCAAGCTTGCGCAGGTACGCCCGAAGATCCGCCTTCGCGAAGCCGCCGTTCTGCCACAAGCCAACCAAGGCTGTGATCATCTGCGGATCCGCCGTTAGCTCGACGAATTCCTGATTAACCTGGTAGGCGACCTTCTTGTCAGCAACGCCCATGTAGGCGCAGCACCACATGATGGCTCGCGTGTATGCCTCGCTGACGTTTGCCACACAACCAGCGAGCACCGATGTGGATGCCGACTGATCGCCGCGCGACTCGGTAGCTGTCTTGGTGGCAAGTGACGCCACAACCATCCGTGCGCCCAGTTCAATCATCATTTGGTTCTTATCGGCCATGGCCTCTTTGACCAACGTGTTAGGCGCCGGCTGTGCGTAACCGAACTGGCCGCCAACCGGCAGCATCATCGGCGCCCTGGAGCCGACATAGACGCCGTTCTTCTCCATCCAGTCGCGCCACTGCTCGTCCAAACCAGAGATCCACGGCTGGGCCTGGCCACACCAGAAGACGCTGTCTTCATAGTCGGCGCTGTTCCGGTAATGGCCCAGGTTGATCATTGCGATGTCATAGAGCGGTGATTCGTCGATACTCGGGTCGTTGTTCTGGGCACCGACGAATGTAAACGGGATCTCCTTGAGCCGCCCCGTAACGCCTTCTGGCTTGAATTCGTCAATGACTGCCAGTGGCCCGCCACCTTTCGGACCGGACCGGCGCCAGACCCGGCAGACAAAGCCGTCGTCCTCCAGCGCCAGTTCGCGGTACTGCTCAGCTGTCTTGTAGCCAAACCCTTCCGGTATCTCCGGCGACTCGCGCAGCACCACCAGCGTCAGCACGCTGTGGCCGTTCACCATACCCGTGCGCCAGTTGATGATGTCTTCTGCGCAATAGGAAAGGATCACAGAGTGACCGCCGATGCCGTCGTCTTGGTGATAGTCGACGTACAACCCGTGGCGCCCAGCCTCAAGCACCTTCTCCAGCGTGCCTTGGGAGTGCTGGTAAATGCTGACACCGGAGCCGTTAGCATTGACCTGCAGGTATTCCAGCTTCTTCGGCACCGCGAGGGTCGGATCTTTATGGAAGGCCAGACCAAGCAGCCCGTTTCGGGTGTGCCCTGTGGCGTTCTTGAACACCGCCCGATCGCGGTAAGCCCTGTTCCGGTCTACGTTCTCCGGCGACTTGTCGTGCGCGTTGATGTACGGCAGCCGATCGACTACCCGGTGCTGGCCGGCGCAGACGTCACGAACGGTCGCCCAGCGGTCCAGCACTGTCGTGTATTCCGCCCGTTTGAAGGAGACGTCGTTACTCATCGGGCGTATCCCATTTTGATAGCGGTGACCGGTTTGATGATCGGATACTCGCGGTGGATGAAGTAGCCGCCGGCGTCGTTCGCGTGATCGATGCCTGCGGTTTTATCTGGCTCCCCGTTCGCGCCCCACACCTGTTGCTCCAGGCCATCGGCGTAGGTTGGGCAGGTGAACGGGTTGATCAGGTAGCGGCGCTCGCCCTGCGCATTGCAGAAGACGGCGTTCATTGCGTTGATTCGATCCTTCACCGGCGGGTTTGCAGCTGGAGCGATGACCGCGAACCCGGCCTGCTTGAGCATGGCAAGGTCGGTGATGCTGGCGTTCACGGACTTGCGTGAATCGCCCGAGGCGTCCGGGTAGATCCTGATTTCGCAGGTCTTCTTGAAATCGTTGCCGTCGTGCTGCCAGTAGCGTTCTTTGATCCGGCGGATCATGTCGGGCGTGTCGTAGCCGTCGATCAGCTCATCTACTGCCCTGGGCAGCCCCTGATCACGTTTGACGTGGGTGATTGCCGCCATCTTGCCGACGTTGAAGTCCATCCCAATAAACAGCGGCTCGCCGGGCTGCACGGTGTCGAAGCATCCGTTGAGCTTGCGGTCATAGGCCGTGTAGATCGTTCCGGACGCCAGGTTGACGAACTGGCCCTTCAGGTACGCCATGATCAGTTGTGGCGGATACGACTCCATCAGGGAGGCGATGTAGTCATCCGGCAAGTTCAGCTCGTTATCGAACGTGCTGGCCTGCACCAAGCCATACATCTCTTTCAGCGACGGCTTATCGCGCAACTGCTTCACGAACTGCAGGAATACGAACTTGAAGCCTTCCGGCGTTGTGGTGACGTCCACCCCGTTCTTCAGCCCGGGCAGGTTGTAGCGCATCCGGGCGATGATCTTGCGCCAGGCCTGCTGTGCCTTGATGGCCGTCAGCACGTCCAGCTCATCTACCAGGGCGTGACCGATCTTGAAGCCAACGATGGTCTGAGGCTTCTCCATAGACCTACAAATCACAGTGCCGCGGCACTGCCGGCCGCTGTAGATGTGAACCTCGTGGTTCGCCTGGTTGATCTTGGTCTTCAGCCCCCAGTCGTAGGCAACCTCATCCATGGTCGGATAGAAGATGTCCCGGATCTGCGGGTAGGTCGGCGCGAAGTACCCAGCGTTGACGCCGGGCCACTCCATGAAGTGCTTGCTGAGTGCCGAGCAGCCCACCCATGTTTTCCCCGAGCCGAACCCGGCAACGAAAGCACGAAACTTGTGGGGCAGCGTGAGGAACTGAGCCTGCGGAACATTAAGGCTCGGCATTCGGTTTCCTCGCATCAACCACGTCGACCTGAATCCGAGTCGGAATTACCGGCTCGTCGCCCGCCTCCTCCTTCCGCGCTCGATTGACGTAGATGTCGCCGGTTTCTTTCGCGGCCTGCTCCAGGATCTGCATAGCCAGACCAATGTTCTTCATCGACTCGGCCCTCTCCACGAAGCGGTTCATGGCACGAAGGCGGAAGGCACGATTGGCGATCGGGATGTCAGCTGTCTCTTCGCGGAACCGCTTACGGGTGTCGTGAAAGAGGGTCTGCCACTTGAGCGCCAGATGGGAGCCGGCGCGCTTTGTCGGATCGTGCTGCTCAACCTGCTGGCGGGTTATATCTACATCAAATTCTTGCTTCACCGCTTGTGAGACCTGGCTTGGGGTGTCGAAGCACGCCAAAGCCTGAACGATGAAGCTCTTCACCTCATTTTTCAGGGCTGCCATAAGTTAGATTCCGTCTCACGCCTGTCTTACATCAGGCCAACTTGAGCAGACAGGTTCCGCAGGCCCTCGCAATGTTCAATTTCCCCATCTCAGCAGGACTGTTTGCAGCATCCACCAACGCTTGAACGTCTGGGCTCGCACCGTAGCGACGGACGACACCGACGAACTCCTCGACATCATGTCCACGCATCTCCAGCTTCGGCGCGCCTTCCTTGGTGAAGGCTGGCTGGCCGTACTTATCGTTGGCGTGGGCGATGTGGTACAGCTCATGCTCAACCAGTGCGCAGAAGTCGGTGTCACTGCACTCGGAGCAATAGTCAGCGGCAAACGTGATGATGTAGCCCGGTACATCGCCGAACCAATCACGCATCTGCTGCTCCATCCGAGCTTTCTGCCAACCACCTGCACGGAACGCTACCTGTTCGGCCTGGCCCAGAACCGTCCTACCCTGCTTCTCGAAGCTCGACGACGCCCACATGATCCGGATGTCTGCATCCAGTAGGTGTGCATGGTCTTCGTTGTGAATGCTGCCTGTGTCGGCAAGGATCTCGGACTGGAGCCATTCCCACACCTCAGGCGCAGGAGTCAGGCGAATACCGAAGTCGGACAGGTCCGATAGCTCAAGCAACGATGCTGGAGGAGCTGGTCTGTCCACTGCCACACCTTTGAGCTTGAAATAGTGGCTGGTTGCCGGTATTGGTGAGAATCAATCAACGGAAGGAATACGAAATGTCTGAACACTTCAAAAACCTACGCCGCCATTCGGGCATGAGCGAAGGATCCACCGAATCAAAACGTGAAGCTGCGGTTGCTGCAGCGCTTGCATTGATAGAGGCAAGGATCACGAATACTCCGGCAAATGGTGTGCTTGAAGGAGAGCTGAATAACCTATCAAAATATGCCGACCAGATTCAGGAAGCGCTCAAGGTCAAGTAATACCACGTGCCGCACTCACCTGCGGCACACCTACCTCACCTGCTTCCAGCAGCAGATCTATCAACCGCCGCTTAGAAAACCGCCCAAATGACGGCTATGCGATCTGCTTTATATCTTTCATATCAGCGCAGGTCTTATCGACTCTACGAAATCTTGGGCATCGCGAAAGTAATTTCGAAAGGCATCAGCGATAGCACCAGTGGATTGCGCCGTAACATATACGACGTCATCGGCCGGATGTAGTTTTTCAACTTCGTCGCGATACGCCATAGCTTTTGGCCCACTTGAAAACCCCTTAGCAAGAAGTTCCCCATCACGAAAGTGGAGCACTATATTCTTTTTCTGAGGGATGATGGTTGCGCTTCTACGAGCCATATCTAAAGTGTGAATGACTCCTAACTCACGCTCTAGTTCCTGCATCTCGCGACAAAGGTTTGCATCATCAATGTCCGGACATGCGCCCGTGCGATTTTCTCTTGTTCTTGCCAAATATTCGCTTGCCAGAACGAATAGACGCTCTCTTCTAGGGTTTGCATTTTGGTCGAATTTTATTCTTGCACCATCCAAAAGATCGCTAATTTCCACCGCTGTAGCCCATGCGTGCTGAGTTCGCGTCCTGTACTGAATCTCAATTTTCAGGCCGCTGTAAGACTGCCCACCGACAGACTGACTCGCATATCTATAGACTTCGTGAATGCCCCGATAACCAGTCGCCTTTGGGCGTACTATGTAGTCGTACCTGTCCTGATCATCACGGACGTGCTTGGCTCTCGTCGTATGAAATGATTCTCGAAATTCTTGAATTTCTTCGATCGAATCAAAAATCAATCTGCACCCAGCCAGATCATGCATTGTGGCAAGATCATTCGCTCGGCCGGTTGAAAGCTTATCAAGAATGGTGTTCAGTCGCTTCAAGCGCTGGGCGAACGTGATGCCCATGCCATCATGGCGCCTCATATAGTCACGCAGGTTAGCCTGAAATGTATTCAGGATGTATGCGTGCGAGTTACGCCAGTTATTGACAACATCTCGGTCTTCGGCGGAGCCCTCTCCTTTCGCCAAGGCGGTACCTGCCCTGGTTACTGCGCCTTTACTGTACTTCTTGGGTTCCCCATAAGAAGCCATCCACCACCCCTTCCTTGATATGTTTATGATGGCCACTTTAACCTCCTAGCGCTGAATGCTCAAACCAACAACTACCTTGTCTTTGGCAAGCCCAAAATCGCTCAGGCCGTATCGTTTTCAGGATCGTCCACAAAACCTCGCGCCACGATTTGGCGCATTCGAAAACGTGGCGCGGATTACTGTTTGCGCCGCTCGATCCCTTCAGGCGCCTTCGGGCAACCCATGCAGTGCTCACAATGCAGCGTGCGGCACAACCAGGCTTTCACCGGCTGCCAGTAATTGACCATGAAGATGTGGCGCGCACCGGCGAGGGCCAAGGCGACATGCAGCGTCAGCCCGGCAGTCGTCGGACCAAAGAAGATGTTCTGACTACGCACCGACACGACGAAACCAGTGATGGCGATCGTGGTGTAAATCAGCTTCCCTAGGATGCCGTCCCTAACCTTCCCGCTCAGTACGCACCAGGTCGCCCATGCCGCGATGAGGCCGCATGCGATGGAGTTGATCAGTTCAAGATTCATGGGTTGCCTCCCCCGAACCGCTGGCGGATAAGCGCCCAGAGGTCAGCGGCTTTGATGGCTCGGTTGATTGCTGCCAGGAGAGAGCCGCCGAACGTGCCAAGGAGAAAACCAATCCCGGCGACGATCTTCGGCTCAGTGACATTCAGGTAGGCGCTCACCATGCTCGTCAGGTACAGAGAGCAGGCAACGCCGGTGATCAAGAACACCATCCAGGCTCGCCAGTCGGACAAGTCGTCCTTGTGCCACCAGCTCGCAACAACGGCCCCAATCAGGCCCGCAATCAACAATTCGAACCTGTCGATCTTGTCGAGCAGGCGCTGTAGATACTCCATGCGCTCTACTCCGTGGGGCATGTTTGGGAATTTAATCGGCTCGCACAGCACTCCCAGCTCGGGGCAATGGGTGTGGTGGAGCCGAAAACGAAAACGGCCCCGCACGATGACGGGGCCGCAAGTGACGCTTGATATAGAACTGAAGCTTTCTGCCTTTAGAGCCCTGCGTTATGTGGGGCTCAGAGCATTCAGCGGAGCTTACGCAACACTGCCATCAGGGTTCAAAAAATCCCAGCGAATGAAAGCCGGAATATTGTAGGTCTGGGTGAGCTGCATATACACCCCAAGCCCGGCCGGAATGAGGATAGGCTGAAAGCCAGTCTCACCTTGGGAAATGATAGGCAGGTCCCTAGACAGGATATCCGTCGGGGCTTTAACGCCAACACTTACGACGTTATTAGACCAGGTACGCAGGTCGTACAGGAGAATGCCGTTAATATTTTCTTCTGGCTTGAACAGCGTACCCACGCTGGCGGCCATACCGCTGAAGAACAGATTTTTGAAGTGTTTGCCAAATACTCGTACAGTCATTTTGTCACCTATTGAGTCGAATGATTTGTCGCGGAGAATTCCGCTTTCATGTCGCTCAAAGGCGATTGCTCGAGGCTCGTGGCCTTCACATGATTCAGCGTCCCACATCGGGAACATTTGATCTGGAGCTCTGTAAACCCACCCGTACGGGCGAGAAGTCGGTTGCAGTTACCGCATCTGAATTCTTTCAACATCTGCAAATTCCTTTTGCTGAATCGCCCTTCCATGGGGCAATAAAAAACCCGACGCGATGGCCGGGCTCGTTGACATGAATCTTGTCAGTTATCGGGATGTTCGCTCGCCACTGAATCGGCAGCGTCAACGTCCGACATATCCTCTTCGAGGGAGGGATCCTTATTCTGAGGCGGCAGGATCTCGCGCTCGCCACGACGAGGGTCGTAACCCGCTTCGTTGTCCGTGCCGCGCGTCACTTCCTGCTGCGAAATATTGCCTGGGGCACTCTTATTAATGTCCATGCTGTCTCTCCGTTCAAACGCTCGAAACAACCGCGCATAAACAGAGTAGTCGGCAGGTCACAGCGCTTGCCGAGCACTGGACGAACGGTGGAAAGCAAAAAGCCCCGCTGTAGGCGGGGCTTAGTGAAAACTTTAGTTAATTGAGGCTTGAGGTACTGGGGCCTCGTCGATGCTAATGCAGTGCTCAATGTCAGTTATTTTCTCCAGCGCAAGCTCGGCCGTTGAATAAGCCCCGAACATCCTGCCCTGATAAAAAACAACCCACGCAAACTGAATATCCGCGTTGCCAGCCTGCCCTACAACCAACTTCTTGAACCGTTCCGCCAAGTCGTCGACATGCATCTGTGCCATGCCACGCAAAACCATGACGCTCTCCCAGTTATAGTCGGAAGCTCTATTTTCGACCCTGCACAAACTGAGCGCAATAAAAAGCCCGACATATAAGCCGGGCTTTGAAGTGTAAACCCCTAACGCGCAAGATCGATAGGATGGATAAATACTCTCTCATTTTCTCATTCGTTGCAATGGCTATTTACTACGCCGCACAACTTTCGATTAAGCCCTCTGAGTCGAGCAGCTCCTGAGCCACAGTGAGCGCCTCGTTCACTTGGTCATCCAGCGTCTTGCGGATACCTGAGCGCCACCGGTACCTAGTTGATTCTGGCTTCCCATCGTTATCCCAGTTGGTGATGTCGTACCAGGCTGCCGGCAGCACTGCGGCGGAGCGCTTGCCCTCGGCACCGGCAACCTGCGGAATAGCCCAGGTCAGCACGGCACACTCCCGGAATCGTTTCGGCGCCGGCGTCTTCACAGAGTTCAGCAGCTCCAGTATCGCGCCGTGCTTACGCTCCTCGTGCGTAGAGTACTTCGCCACCAGTGCCCGCCAGTGCGCCGGAGTCAACGCCTTGTGCAGGCGACCGAATACCCAGCAGTCCTGGAGAAACGCCGCCTCCTTTCCAATGATCTCCCCCTTCTGCTTGGCGCACTGCACCTTGGGCTCAAAGTCGCAGCCGCCGGCGGAAGTGATGGTCTCGGCCGCGAGGGCTCGAACTACTGCTGAAACAACGTTGCGATAGGTCATGCGGCCTTCTCCTTTAGCTTTCTGGTCTTCGCTCGATATTCGGCCTTGATGGCCTTGATCTCTTCGATGGTGTACTTGCAGGCTGGGTGCAAACCCTCCAGCCAGGCCACCTTTTCGGCACCGATGCGCTGCACCAGACGAATGCGGTACTCCACGGCATTGCCGGACAGATTGCGGTTGCACTTCACACACTGGCGATGGATGTTCAGTGGCTCGAAGCGCAGCTCTGGACAGGCGCCGACTGATCGGTAGTGCCCGGCATCCCACCGGCTGCCAGTCATGAGGTCGTTGTCGTTTGGCGTGGAGTCGCAGCTGATGCAGGGCAGGTGCGCATCACGCAGGCGCACGTATTCGTTGACCGCCGCCTGGGCTTCGCGCAGGTGATCCGCCCTGCTCTTCAGCTTCTCCTTGCGCACCTTGATCTCGCGGCGCTCGACCTGGGCCAGCGACTTGCGCGCCTTCGCCTGGTTTACGTCCTTGATGGCGAGGCCGCACTTAGGGCTACATACGGACTGGCCCAAGCGCTGCGGAGGAAAGCTGATGCCGCATGCTGGGTTCTTGCATTTCTTCGGCTTTGGTTGCTTGGCGATCATGCAGCCTCCTTGCTGAGCAGATCAGTGAAAACCACACCTTGGCCCGTGAAGTAGGCTGCAATGCGGTCGGTGTAAGCGATGCCCTGGGCGCGATTGAACAGGCTGGTCACCGGGAGGCCGTCAGGGCCGAACAAGTGGCACTCGCCCATCATGGCAAGCTTCGTTTCGTATGGCAGATGACGCATCACCCGGTACCACTCGGCCTGGAACCCAGCGTCCTCATTCAGCAGGATCTGCACGCCGAAGTGCAGCTTGCAGTAGCGTCGGGCGTCCGCTGCGTCGCCGATCTGGGTCATTTCGGCGATTCGCTTGTACATCCCGAACCACAACCGGTTCTGGTCGAGGGTGCGGTCTTTGCCCGGACGCAGGGAGACCACCACGAACTTCTTGTCGCGGTACATGGTGGTCAAGCATGTGATGGCCTCGGTGAGCTTGGCCTGGCAGTTGACGCTGATCTTGTCGGTCATTGCGCCGCCCTCTTCTCTTCCAGTTCCTGGGCCTGCTTAATCAGCAGAGCCCTGCGATCCGCCAACCCATTTGCCGCATCAATCCGCATTTCGGTTTTCCGCTCAGCACTGGCCTTCCGCATTTCCATCATCGAGTTCTTCACCAGCGCCAGCTTCTGGCGAATCGCCGGCTCTGCCCGGGTGACGTTGCCAGTGAGCAGACCGGCGATAGCGCGTCCGTCCTCGGTAATGGGCTCGGAGCTAAGGTCTGCCAGGTACTTCTGGCCGTGCTCACGAGGAATGCGCTTCAGCTCCATCGCCTTGGTGACAGCCTGGATACGGCGGTTGGCGTCGAAGCCCACGGACACGTGCCAGTTGACCGGCTTCGCATCCTCGCGGGCCTGGCTCACAAACCGCTGATAGGCGTCGATGAACGCCATGCGTGCACCGATTTTGTCGCCGCCATCCAAGATGGGTTTCGCCGCGGCCAGGGCCAGCTGGATCTCGTGGGTCAGCACCACCGTTTCAAATTCGTCGTTGGTGGTCATGGCAATGGCCCAGGCCTCATCCTTCCCAGGGCGGCCGTCGGAGGTCTGGACACGCTGCAGGATGTCAGCCATCGCCAGCTTGCCCTTCACTTCAAAACGGCATGCTTTCAGCGCCGCCTTGACGACGGGCACCGGGTAGGCACAGAGGTCTTCGGCCATCATCGCGGCGGTACCGGGGTTCATCTCCTGGCCCATGGCCTCGGCCGTTGCGCAGATGGCGGCGGCAAGCCCGGCGACCTGCTGGTCGTTCATTTCAGAGGTATTCATTGCGGTCACCTGCTTGGCGTTTGGCCAGAACCATCTGGGCGGCCTGCTCGGCTGCGGAGAGGTTTGCCTCAGTCCGCTCCATCTGGCGGGCGGTTGTGCCGTTGACGCGCTGTCCGGTCACCCACTGGGTGTGGTAGCTCTCGGCGTTGGCCAGCAGTTCGTTGAGGCTGTGGCACTTGCGCAGCACAGCGGCGTCGCTGGTTTTCAGGAAGTGGGCGGCAACGTGGTGGGCGACATCGGCGCCGAGGCGGTCAACCAGTTGGCCGAGCTGGCCGCCAACCTTTGCGTTCCAAACCGGCCAGGTGCTGTAGCGCTTGCGGTATGCCATGGCGTAATTCGCCCAGACCTTGAAGGTTTTGCAGGTCTGGTCTTTGGGGCCAGGCATGTCGGCGGGAATCTCAACCCGTGGAGCGTCGGTACGATCAACAACCAGCACCAAGCCGCGGGACTGAGCCGGCTTGCCGGTGGCGTCCTGCAAGTCCTGACTGGTGTCCTGACTGGTACCCTGATGATTGGTATCCTGATTTGTCGGAGATTTATCCGACCCTTGCTCGGATTTTTTTCCGACCTTGCTCGGAGATTTATCCGAGGTAGATCGGATATTTTTCCGACCTTTGTTTTTTGGTGGGGTCGGATATTTTTCCGACCCATCAAGCTTTTGGTTCCACTCGACGGCCTTCTCGGTGAGACGAAAAAGCGTGATGTTAGAAGTGCTGGAAAGCTCAATCAAACCGGCCTCTTCCAGGGCCTTCAGCATGCGGTAAGCGGTGTCCGGCTTATCAGTGAGAAGCGGCAGTTCCTCAATGATCTTGGCCTTGCTGAGCGCGAAGAAGATCCCGTCATCGGTCTTGATTGGCTTGGTCCAGCTCGGGCAGCCGTAGACGAAGGCGAACAGCAGGGCCTGCTGAGAATTCAGCCCCCACTCCAGCGCCTTCACCTGGTTAATCGTGACGGTGTATTGCATGTCAGACCGCCGGGAAAAAAATATACGAGCAAATGCGCGCCACGTTTTCAGATTGCGCAAAAGGTGGCGCGAGATTGGTAGCGCTATTGATATGTGGCTGGGTTTGCATATAATCGGCCTCACAAAGTGTTATCGAATCAGCCACCCTCGTCCGGTGGCTTTTTTGTGTCTGAAATTCAGGCTGCCTTCACGGACTGCTTGAACACTTCCAGGCTGACGATCACTTCCTCAGCCTCCTTGAGCAGTTCGGACTTCTCGCGAGTGCATACGCGCCCATCGGCCTGAGCGTCGAAGGCAAGGCGCGTAACGTCAGCCAGGTCTGCATGTAGGCGCAGCAGCGCGGTGTTCAGGTTGATGCCTTCGGGCTTTTCCTTTGGCATCAGGTCGAAACCGAAAGCCTCAGCCCACGCCTTCAGCGGGCGGAAGTCCTGGGTGAACTTCATAATTCGGTGCAGCTCTTCCACATTCATACGGTGGGTTTCGTAGTGCGGGTTCGCCTTCTGGGATACCAGCGTGCGACTGGTAAAGTCCGCACCCTCGGCGATCCGCCCTGCCCCGTGGTCGTCCACCACGTCATAGATCGCCTTCATCAATTCCTGCATGTAACACCTCGAAATTCTTTACGTGGCGCCCTGCGGGTGCAGAGACGATCATCTGTTCATGGATTGGCGGACAGGAATGTCACGCGGCGGTCTTCTGGGGAGGGAGTTGGCACGGAAAGGGACGAATCTCTTCCGCAGTGAACTTCCCGTCTTCGTGTTCGATAACCAGGATCTCCCTGGCCGCCTTCAAGGCTTTCGAAATGGCTGGTGCGCTGACGCCAAGGCCCTTGGCGACAGCGGACTGACCAATTCGCTCAACCAGTTCTGGCAGTGGCGTCTTTTTCATGTCGTTGCCTCAGCAATCTTCGTCAACACCAATATTAACCGCCGGTTAGCATTCTAGCAACACCGCCGGTTGACGCAATTAAGTTAACCAACGGTTAAATTTCACGAATGAGCAAAAAGAAAGAGTTATCAACAGAACTGAAAGCTGAGTGCGACGCCGCTAAGGCGCTTTTCGTATCGAAAAGGAATGCGCTCGGCTTGACCCAGGCGAAGCTGGCTGAAGAGGCCGATATTTCCGCCGCCGCTGTGGCCATGTACCTGAATGGTACAAATCCGCTAAACCCGAAGTTTGCAGCAGTGCTGTCCCGCCTTCTGGATGTTCCGGTCGAGAGGTTCAGCAAGCGCCTTGCTAATGAGATCAGTGGATTAACCGGTACGGTTGAGCCCACTCTCGACGCTGGCATATCAGCGGCCGACATGGTGCGCAAAATGCTGGAAAAACAGGGCAAGGGGCTTTCGGATGACTCGCGCCGTCGCCTATTGGCGGCAGTAGAATCGGATGGTAGCGAAGGCTCGATCGAGATCGATTATTACCGGCCCGGGCAAGTAGGCGACGAAGTACGAATTGCTCACTACGACGTTCGCGCAGCCATGGGTGGCGGGCAGATCCCGCATGAATACCCGGAAATGCTCCAGGACATCAGAGTCAGTCCCAAGCATCTGCGCGACCTGGGCGTTACGTTCAAAGAACACTTCCACCTCAAGATGATCACAGGGTGGGGTCAGTCGATGGCGCCGACGATCAAAGACCGCGACCCGCTCCTCGTGGACATCACAATCCGGGAGTTCACCGGCGACGGCATCTACCTCTTCTCCCACGACGAGATGCTGTACGTGAAGCGCCTACAGAAAAAGGGCAAGGACCGCTTCAAGATGATCTCGGACAACAAGCACCACGATCCAGAAGACATCCGCGTGGACGACACCCACATCCTGGCCCGGGTGCTTTATGTATGGAATGGACAACCGGTGTGACGCCATGGCCCTCACTAAACCTAATCAACAATTGCGCCGCGACCTCAAAGCGATAGCCTCCAACCTTGAGCAATTTTGTGTCGACCTGGGGAGGTTGGCCAGCCGACTCAGCGATGCCGACGCCATAGCCCTGATGGGGCTGGTGGGTACGCTCTACGAAGAGGCTGATCAATTGGTGGGTTACGCTGACGAGGTTAAGGACGGCCGGATAAGTCGGGCCGCGGAACAGCGCAAATGACTGCATGGCGAGAGCAGCGCTTCTGGAGCAAGTTTTGGATCTGGGCCTGGGTGGCGTTCATGGCCGTTTTTACCCTCTGCACCGGCGCGTTCTGGCTGGGTGATGGTTCATCTAATCGCAAGCGAGTCTTCAGCCCTGGCTTCGTTGTGCTCTGTGCCATCGTGGCTGTGGTTGAGCTGATAGCGCTGAATCACTTCTATGGTGTGCATGGATGAGGTGCAGGCGGGAAGGAATGTGCGATCGACGCCTAGGTAGGCTTCGTGCGCTCCGCCGGGTGACATAGTGGTTTCAACTGAACCAAAAAAAGGAAGCGCGCTCATTTGAGGCTCGTGAATTATAGGAGCAGGGAATGGCGCAAGCCGGCAAGATTCCGTACACAGATGCCATGGCGGCAATTTCCGTCCCAAAATCCTGGGCTGGAGCCAAGACCATTATCTGGAAGGCCCAGGGCGGGAAAGGGTTTCCAGCGTCCCACAAGTGTCGCATCCCTATATCGATTAAAGATGTCGTCCAAGAGGGCTACTTCCTAGATATTTTCCATAAGTACAGTGACTTCGACGGAGTGCCGGACAAGGTATCAATGACCTTTGTTGCTGGTGGCGCCAGGCTGCTGGCCCTTGACGAAAATGGTCCAAGCGAACACGTCAACACTATCGGAAAGGGCATGCCGCATTATGGGAAAAATGCGGACCATCCTCATGTGCACGTGCCAGTCCCTGAAGGATCTTCAGGATACGCAGAGCCCATTGATCGGACCGACATTCAGGCGTTATGGCGTATCTTCCTAGAGCGTGCCAATATTTCAGGGGCGCCACCTTTTACGTTGCCGCCGCGACAGCCGCAATCAGAAAGCGGGCAAATGGACTTACTATGAACTGTGCAGACATCAGCAGGCAGCTGGGCTTTCGTTGCCGTCATATCAACGATGGACTGGCCTACATTCAATCCCCTCTCAAGCTTTCCTTCGACGGCATGGCTATAGGCGCGTTCGTTCAGGATATTGGGCGCGGACTAGTTCGCATAAGTGATAATTCCGACATTTTGTTCACTGCTATGACTCATGGGATAGCCCCAGACCAAAGGCGCTCCAAGAAATTCGGAGATATCGCCAAGCTGAGCGGAATGTCCTTATCTGATAATGGCGAGCTTCACACTGTCTGCCCTGAGGGCGAGGCAGGTTTTCAGATAGCTAGATTCATTGAGGCCGCCTCCAGAATCGGTGACGCCTGCAGCGATTCGCTCGTAATTCAAACGCCCAAATTCCAGCGGAAGGTCGGATCCATCTTGTCGCGCATTTATAAAGACCGCTTACGACGAGATTTTATTTTGGCAGGGGCTAGCGGACATCAGCTTTCCTTTCCTTTTGTGCTAAACCCAGGAACCGCAAATCAGATGGTCATCCAAACTATCTCCGCCGGATCTGCTGGAAAACCAAACTGGGCAAGTATCTATGGAGCCGTCGGCAAGATGGGCGATCTGAAAAATTCTGGCGACAATACCAAGCGCACCGTAATCCTGGAGCGTGGCGAAGATGAGTCCACTCAGCAAGCCATGGTTGCTTTAGCCGAAACCGCATCGATTGTGGTCTTCGAGGGAAATAGCGAGAAGCTCTACGCAGCGCTGCAGGCCGCCTGATCAAGTTTTAGATGCAGAAGCCCGGCCCAGCGCCGGGCTTCTTGTTTCTGCCCATTCACACTCGGGCTCCTCTGGTCATCCCAATTCTCAGCACCCGCTTAAGCCCGACCTCCGGAACCGAATCCATCACGGCATATCTTGTTACAACCATTCGCCCGCAGGCACCGCCCGTAGAGAACTACAAACTTCTACTCCAGTCGTAATGCTAGGCGTGCTTTAAACCGTGAGCGCCTGCTGACAACCCATAGAGGTTCACAAAATGAAAATGACACTGCCCGCCCTATTCTTGGGCGTCCTCATTTCGCAAGGAGCAATGGCTGCCGGAGACGGCACAGCCGGCCTTGGAGGCGGCGTTGGTGGTGCACTTGGCAATATCGTAGGCCAACAGCTCGGCGGCTCAACTGGCGCGGCAGTAGGCGCAGGCGTAGGTGGTGCAGCCGGCAGTGCTGTCGGCGCTCAAAGAGGCAACAGAGCCGAAGCAGCATTAGGCGGCGGTATCGGCTCGGCAGGCGGCTCTCTCATTGGTAATCGCCTCGGCGGCACAACTGGCTCGACTATCGGTGCAGGTCTCGGCGGCGCAGCGGGTGGCGCGCTAGGAAACAACCTGGCGGATGACGACAGCAATCATCGATCGGATGGCAAAAAGCACAAAGGGAACAACAAGCATAAACACAAAAACAAGCATCGTTAGTTTCTGACGCTGTTACATCGAAGCCCGGCGCTAGGCCGGGCTTCTTGTTTCTGGTGATCCCCTACTCTGCTATCGTGGCGCCCTCTGATCGCAACGGAAGCATCGAAGAATGGACTCATGGAAGACATTGGCGATCGCCCTTCTGGCATCGGTCAGCACTCAGGCCGTATCAGGTGACGACGTCAACCCTATCGCTGCCGCGATATTTATCACAATCTCCTCGCCAACCATTTTAATTGGATTAACCACATCTCTCACGACCGATCCGCCAAAAATCTTCAAGTCAGCCAAGACCGACGCTTTGGCATTCATCGGTTCGGACGGAGAGATTCGCGGTGCTGAGTTTGAGCAGGCGTCCAGGTACTATCGTTCGGCCTACAAATCACCTCATATGCCTGATATGCAACTGGCGCAGGCGATAGCGACCTCGTTCTGATGTCGGCCTAGAGCTACCCGCAGCAACCCGATCTGGTGGTGTGGCGCCCTACTCTAAATGCAATGGAAGCACCAAAAATGTACTCATGGAAGCTTGCAGCTGCAGCCCTCGTCGTATCCATCAGCGCTCATGCCTCTGAGGGGTCCGATGACTCCTATAACAACTCGATGCTATCAGTGCTAATGGCTCCAACCTACACCGTTGCGGGAACCACCGGGCTTACCATGCTTGCATCGAACAACTTCAAGCCTGCTAAGGCTGACGCGCTCGCATTCATTGGGTCAGAAGGTCAGATTCGCGGAGCCCAATTTGAACAGGCAGTTCGCTTTTATCGCACGACATACCTGCCGCCTCTAATGACCGACCGGCAGTTGGCACAGGCAATCGCTACCTCGTACTGAGCACGAGCATTCACGAACTTTTCACAGTAGGGCGCCTATGGTTATCCCAGCTCCTAGTGAAACCCTTTAAGCCCGCTACCCCCCCATCGCGGGCTTTTCTTTGTCTGAGATTTGGAGGGCCGAAACTCGCCCTCCCCAACTTACCCAACGACGGCTATACACGCCCACCGTCAAAATGACACGATAACGCCTCGCCTTCGTAAGTAGGAATACAGGATGTTCAGTCACGTAACCGTTGGGACAAACGATCTTGATAAGGCCTCTACCTTCTATGACGCGGTGCTGATCCCCCTGGGGCTCTGTCGTAGGCCTGTAACGCCTGATGGCGGGCCACCTTCGGCATGCTGGATTAAGCCAAATAGCGTCCTCCCTCGCTTTTATGTGTACAGCCCTTATGACCGAAATGAAGCCGGAACAGGGAATGGCAGCATGGTGGCTTTCACCGCACCATCTCCAAATGCGGTAGACAGCGCCTATGCAGCTGGGCTTCTTGCGGGCGGATCTGATGAAGGTGAACCTGGCCAACGTCCCCACTATGGTGACGGCTACTACGGTGCGTACCTACGTGATCCAGATGGCAACAAGGTGCATATCGCTCATCGTGGTGATTTGGACTTGGCGGGGTAGCCGCCGCTCACCGTATTCGCTTAAAGCCTGCCCACCGCGGGCTTTTTCTTGTCAGTCAGAAAGGCGCCGCCTCTTCTTCTGGCTCAATCTCAACCTCTCCCCTTCCCGCCGCCTCCACCTCCTGCCGCTCCCACCTCACCGTCACGCTGCCGTCGTCATTGAGCGTCAGCTCAATCTCGGCGGTTTCGGCGATCACGCCCAGCACCTCTTCCCACTCCCTATCACCATCAGTGTCTAGGCGATGGATATTCACCCAGCGCTGAAGCTGCGCGACCGGGTGATTGATCATCTCTGACACACGCAGACTCAGCCTCTCCATGCCTGAAATTTCATTTCTCGCCTGTTGCCTGGGCTGCTGCATCGCACTCATATATCCCTCCCCCAAATACTGTTTATCCATACAGCTTTAGGAAAAGCATACATCAGCCTAACGAAATTTAAATTAACCGCCGGTATTGACGACATGGAAACCGGCGGTTAATGTTCATACATCGCAGCGACACACAGCCACTGCAAAGGGCCTCACAGCCCGTCGTTCTTTAACAGCACGGGAACCTCGCAGATCGATCCCCAGCAATGGGCACAGCGCGAGTAAGAAATTCGATCTCCACGCCAGCTCTGGAACTGGCCGCACCTTCCATATGAGGGTGCGCGAAACCACGCAAGCCGGTCGGCGAAGAACACCGTCCACGAAATGTGTGACACCGGCCAGAGATATGAATCGGGCGATGCGCGTGGTGGAGACAACAGATTTCACTGGCAGGCCTTCGCAAGAGGGCCTGACGGGAAATCAACCCGGAGACAGCAGCATGCAAATCAATCAGCAGAAAACGGTGCAGGTCGATGTGACTGAGCTGCACCTCCACATCAAAGTCCGCGACGGTTTCGCTGCTGGTCTGAAGGATGCCCAAGGGGAAGAGGTCGGCAGCTATGAAGGCTACGTGCCGAATTTCTTCCCCGGCCAGCACTACGGCGACTACCTGATCCTGAACATCGACCTGGAGACAGGCCAGATCAAGAACTGGCAGAAGCCGGCCGCCGCCGACATCGAAAAGATGATCGAAGCGGAAGAGGAAGACTGAACAACCAGCGCCACGACAGCCTGTCGTTAACTGCCCGAGACCCTGGTACTCCCCGGCACCAGGCTGCATCGGAGTGTGATCCGAATGAAAACGCTGTGGCTGAGTGCACAAATGGCCGGTGTGGTGCCGGTGACCGCAAACAGAAGCCAGCAGTAGTCACAGATCACACCCCGATGCGGATGCACGCCCAGGCTGATGGGCAGGTTTGAAAACTAACAGTTCCGAGAGTGATCGCTGACCGGCTAAGTACTATTTTATGCCCTCGTGGTACCGGCTCGTAATAACTGGCATTGCGGTAGCCGAAAGGCGCTGACCGCGGCATGACTCTCAACCCGGAGATCAGCACCGGGCATCTGCATCAACCAACCCAACCGGAGATCACCATGCTCCTACTGTTCCTGATCGGCGCAGCGCTCAGTCATGTGCGGCCAGAACCGCCAACTGATGACGGCCTGCCAACCGGTCCATTGCGCTTCCATCGTGAGCGCTGGCGTTCTAGATCGGGTCTGTCTGCGTTCTGGCGCTGATAGCCCCGCCCAAAAACCTGACAACTACTGCATCCGAAAGCCCGGACGTCCAACCGGGCTTTCTTTATTGCGCCTCTATTACGTCAGCACTCCTCCCCCGCGCCCATCGGCAACCAGCGGGAGGCATGAGTGTTGACGAATACAGGTGAACAACCCGCCACTTTGGAGGCGACCATGAGCGCAGTATTGAAATTATGCCAAGAGCGATTCGACGCTCAGTTGCCTCCAGAAATCAGCGAGGCGAACCCGGAGCAGGAGTGGCTGGAACACTCGGCCGAGCAGTTGGTGTGCGGCATGGACATCAAGTGGAAGCGCCGCCACGGCCAGCCGCAGGTGGTTACATTTGACCGGTTCTGCACCTATCTGCAAGGCATCCTGAATCAGCGCCAGATCGACGGCCTGGACGAGCGCGACTCACTTGCTCGGCTGTTCCTGTCCTCAATCCTTGGCAGCCAAGGGGATTCACGCGGCCACGCCGCGGAACTGATGGGCGAACAGCGCCCCGTCGAAGCCGCGGAACGAATCGCCATGGAGCTGCTCAAGCCGTACTCCTCCGACGCGGTTGCAGCAGAACGGGAAGAGCTCGAAGACGACGTGGATGGTGACCTATGAGCGCTCACATCCTTATCGACGACGCGCTAGAAAGCCTCAAGCACGCTGCAAGCACTCAGGCAGAGGCAGTAATTGTTCAGCGGATGATCACTCAGTTCCTCGTTGATCAGTCGCTAACCCTAAAAGAATTCGACCACTACTGCGCACGCCTCAATAAGGTCTCGCGCAAGGAGGCAGCATGACCACTGCACCGGTTAAATCACTCGTCGACGAGCAGCTCGACGACATAGAGCGCCGCATCGCGATCTTGGGCTTCGGCCTTCCCTTCAACGAACTAATCGGGCGCAAGCGTGAAGACTTGGTGCGGGATCTGCCGCAGCGGCTGGCGCCGACAATGAAGGGTGGCCGAATCGCGGTGAGGGTTCGGCCGTGACCGCACGCCAGCGTACCCGGCGCCTGCTGATCTGGCGCGGCGCCTTCCCTGTCCTTGCCCTCTTCACCTTTCTGATGTTGCTCAGCGCTCTCGCTGATCAGATCACCTCCTAAACACTTACAGCGCCCCTCTCCGGTGGCGCGGAGAGCAATCATGTCCGAACAGAACATGCATATCTGGAACAAGGTCGATAAGACCGACACTAGGTTCACCAAGAAAGCCAAGGTCAACGGCCAGGACATCACCAGCCTGAGCGGTACCGCGATGGTCATGAAGGCCACCGAGTTGTTTGGTCCGGTCGGCATCGGCTGGGGCTGGAGGATTGTCGAAGAGCGCTTCGATGAGGGCCACGAAATTTTCATCGGCGAAAGCGACAAACGCACATGCATAGGTCGCGAGATTGGTCACACCGTCAAAATCGCCCTCTGGTTCATGCAGGACGGTCAGCGCGGCGAGATCGAGCAGTACGGCTGCACTCGGTACCAGTACAAAACTACATACGGCATGACCACTGACGGCGAAGCGCCAAAAAAATCGCTTACCGACGCCATCAAGAAATCGCTTTCGATGCTCGGGTTCAACGCCGACGTGTTCCTCGGGCTGTTCGATGACGACGCGTACGTCACTCAACTCAAAGAAGAGGAAGCAATCGCAAGCGCCGACGACAAGGACGCTGAAATCCTTCGGCAGAAGCAGGAGCGCGTGGACTGGCTCGCGTCAGCAATTGAGACCATCGGTAAGGCCGTCACTACGTACGAACTGAAAACCTTGAATGTGAAATACATCCGCGAAGCTACCCGCCGTAATGAACCAGCGTTCATCGCCCGCATCACTCGCGCATTCGAAGAACGCAAAGCCAGCCTTGAGAAAGGCAAGGAGGCAGCAGCATGACTCAACTCTACGCACTCACCGGCAAACTCGCCGAACTCCAGGCCATGGCCGACACCGATGATGAAGGCTTGAAAGAGGCTTTGCAGCACGCCATGGACGAGGTTCAAGGCGACTTCAACATCAAAGCCGACAACATCGTCATGCTGCGCCGCAATATCGAGAGCGACGTGACGGCCATCGAAAATGAGATTGAGCGCCTGGCTGAGTTAAAGCGCATCAAATCCAACAGCGTGTCGGAGATCAGCGACTACCTGCGCCGCAATATGGAGGCCGCCAACATCAAGTCGATCAAGCGTCCGCTATTCACCATCACTCTGGCGATGGGCAGCGAACGAGTGATCGTTGATAACGAAGATGCGGTGCCGGACGAACTGACGTCTGTGAAATCCAGCATCACCCCCGACAAAAAAGCCATCGCTGCCAAGCTCAAGGAGATCCGAGAGCATAACGAGGCGGTCCGCAAGCGCATGGCTGCCGGCGAGGATGCCGAACACGAACTGCTTGAGGAGCCGAAATGGGCTCACCTCGAACGCGGCGACAGCTCAATCCGCATCAAGTGAGGCCGACATGATCAGCAACCACCTAAGCCTGGTCGAGGCACTGCGCCCAGCCTCGGATGAACTGGCGACCCAGGTCGCCGAGTTTGTAGCGGCCGGCGGCGAAATCGAAGAGATCGAGCCTGCCCCGCCACCGACGCCCGTCGTATATGTACCCGCGGAGCCGCCCGCGCCAAAGCCGTTTGTTCGGCGCAAATCTGAGGCAGATGCCCTGCCCCTCGACAAGGACGACATCCGCACCCAGGAGCGCCTAAGGCTGGTTGAGCAGATACGCCAGCTAGGTATCACGCACACCCAGACCGAAGTCGCCGCAGCCTTGGGCGTTAGTCGGCGGCTCATCTACAACCACGCTGCGCGGTACGACATCACGTTCAAGGCACCAACCCGCGGCGGTGCTCGAAACCTGGTGCACAACGTGGTTGATAAGGAGCGGGATGCGAAGTTCGCCGAGCGGGTAAGGGCATTTATGGAGCTTGGCATCAGCCGGCGCCAGTGCTGCGGGAAGCTGGCAATCGGCAGCAAGGCATTCGAACGCATCATCGCCACCCACGGTATCGACTACCCCAAAGCACGCCAAGGCGGAACTTCATGCGCCGCATAGCCCGCATCCAGCAACGCAAACGTCAAACCTGGCTCGCACTGCCGGCCAGCGGAATAGAAGAGGTAGGCCATGGCCAAAACGGTACAGGAGCGATCGGCCAAGGCTGCGCAGAAGCGGCTGGCAGTCGCCGAGAAGGAATTGCGACACAAGGTCAGGCCGGGTATCGAGCAGGCTATGGAGCGGATCTGCGCCAGAGGTAAGACGCGGATCATCAGCGAGGTTCTGCAGATCGCCATCATGAAGATGGACTTGATGGGCGACAACGAGCTGATCGAGTTCCTGCGTTATCCGCGCCACAAAATCGTGATTGACGAAAACGTGGCGCGCCAACTCTACAGCCACGGCCAGCGACAAGCATCTCGGCTCGACGCCGAAGAAGCGTAACCAGCCCTCCCCGCTGCATCCGTTGACGGAGAACTATCACTGCATTTCTTTCACACGGTTCCATTCAGTTTTGAGAATTTTTTGAGCAATCTCAACAATGTTTCCACAGTTGTCGTAGGCGACACTTTCTGGAGTGCTTGCGTGAGTCAAGGCGCTGAGTACCTCATCCTTCAGACTTACGAAATCAGGCTCCTTTGGATTAGAGAGCAGTTGTATTTTTGAGCTTAGCGAAAAAGCGGTCATCATTAACTTCCTCTTTTCCCCCTCCCACGTCTCTTTCAACCCTGCGGCGACCGCAGGGTCATGATCTTTTACCAGTTGTATGAACTCACCGTGAGATTTGGTACCGATGGCGTGCACCTGTAAGAGAGCAATGGCGGCTATGTAGTCAGCGCAGGTGTCGCGAAGTTCGTTAATCCAAGCTTGTCGGCTCTCTTTAAGCGCCACTGCTTTCGCGAGAGACATCTGGCTATTCGCCGTTTTTTTGAACGTATAAATTGAGACCCCGGCGCCTACGATCACTGCAATAGCAGTGAGTATAAAGCCGAACATCACCGTCAAATCTGTGCCTGAGTCGACTATTGCCTTTATCTCCGGTACTCGATTCAGCGTTACCACCATATTTTCTATCGTCAATTTCTGCTCCTGGCTGGCTGCGATTCAGAAATGACAGATAACCCAACCCAAACAAAATTGCCACCACAGGCCACCGGAGGTCGACGCTTACCTGAAAAACGAAATGCCTTTTCGCCATATCGTCATCAACAGATCGACAAGAAGCCCAACGGCAGCCCTGCTGTGCGGTTTGGCGCCTGCGAGCAGGTCAAAAGCCAAGCCAGCGATGACCTTAGCGACACCTATTTTCTATAGGTCTCAAGCTTGGCCAGAACCTTTTCCTGAACGCGCCGTACAACCTCTTCGCCGTCAACGGAGATTACCGCCTCGTTAATACACGACGCCCCCTTTCTGTCCCGAGCGGCTAACGGCGCCATCGTATTTGCGTCATGTATCAGCGTCGCGTCTTGCGCAATACGATTCCATACATATATGCGCGAATAATTATTGAGAGCGGTCTCTTCGATCTGATCTTCCTGAATTACGAGCATTTCCTTCAATCCTTGATCCGGCTCCATGCCGGTCACCCGTAATACCCCATATCAACGAATCACGCCAGCCGGCGAGGCAGGCGCACGCTTGGAGATAACCCATGCAAGCAGTCATCTACGCAGGCCTGCGCAACGGCGAGCGCGATCAGCGAATACACGACGCCCTGGTCTACAAGCACGTCGTTGAGGTCGCCAAGGAATTCCAGCTGGCACCCAGCACCATCCGAGCAGCGGCAAAACGCATTCAAAACGCTGTTGTGTTCGAGCTCAGTCTGCTAGGGGGGGGTCAGCCAATGCCTATTGGCAACGTTGTCGCGGACTGTTTCAGGAAAGCGGCCCTTGGCGCCTACCGGAACTACCACGGCACCTTCCGCAACCTTGAGCTGCCTTGCTGGGTGATCACCGACGGCACCAACCGCATTGAGGTGATGGAGCTTCGCAAGATCGATACCGGCGAAGTTTCGCTGTAGACGCCACTTACTCCTGAATCCCCCATGAATCACGCCAGCCGGCGAGGATCCCCTATGCATACTGCAATTGACCTATTTTCCGGCTTCGGCGGATGGACCCGTGGAGGAAAGGACGCTGGACTCAACGTTCTTTGGGCCGCCAACCACTGGCCCGCCGCCGTGGAGTGGCACACCAAGAACAACCCGGACACGCAGCACGTCTGCCAAGACCTCCACCAGGCCGACTGGTCGCAGGTGCCCAAGCACGACGTGATGCTGGCCTCGCCATGCTGCCAAGGGCACGCAAAAGCACGTGGCAAGGCGGCAGGCAACCCGCAGCACGACAACTCCCGATCGACCGCCTGGGCGCCGGTGGCGAACGCAGAGGTCAATCGCCCCGACTTTGCTGTTATCGAAAACGTGCCGGAGTTCATGGACTGGATTCTGTACCCGGCCTGGGCCGATGCGATGCAGCGCCTGGGCTACTCGCTGGCTCCGCATATTGTGGACTGTGCCGACCTCGGCGTGCCTCAGCACCGGGTGCGGCTTTTCATGGTCTGCTCCCGCAGCAAAGCGCCGATGCACCTGCAGCTCCAGCAGCATCAGCATGTTCCGGCCAGCGAGATAATCGACTTCAACGCTGGCAAGTGGTCGCCGATCATCAAGCCAGGCCGTGCCGAGTCGACGCTGACACGCGTAAAGAATGGGCGGGAGCGGTTCGGCGAGCGATTCGTGATGCCCTATTACGGCTCAGGATCTGGACTGACGGGTCGCAGCCTTGATCGTCCTATCGGCACCATCACTACCCTAGACCGGTGGGCTGTAGTGGACGGTGACCGGATGCGCATGATCACCGCCAGTGAGGCTATGGCTGCGCAGTCCTTCCCGAAAGACACGCTGCGACCTGACAACCACCGCCTGACCATGCACATGACTGGTAACGCGGTACCGCCATTGGCTGGTCGTCGAATAATTGAGGCGCTAATGAAAGCTTGCTGATTAGCTAGAGAGCCTTACCGCTTCCGCAAAAGGATGACCAAATCTAGGCTGGACTTTCCTTAGACCATAAAACTCATGACTTACTGTTCCGTTATTTTTTGTATAATTAAGAGTAGCCTTTCTTAGTTCAGAAACACTTAGCAGCCTTTCAGGAACGTCAATTTCAATTTCTTCGCTCGCAAAAACCTCCTTGTATATCAAAATTATTTGCTCAGAATCAGAGGCGGAAAATATAACACTCAACGCTCGACATCTGGGTCCGGTGTTAATCAGTACAAAAGTAGCGATATTCTCAGGGCCTTTAGTGACCATATACTTAAATTTGAAACCAGTGTGTGGCTCACAACTTCTTTCGTTAAGCTGTCTCTCATACTTTGCTGCATCTATCGCAGTGCGTAGCTGTTCCTTCGAAACATTAACCATAGCTGACTGCTGCTGCACTGACGCCCTTAATTCTTCTGCTTGCATCTTCAGCGCCTCTGTCCCTTGCCGAAGTTCTACGCCCTGTTGGAAAAACCCCAATACGAGCCAGAGAATAGCTAAAGGTCCAAACACACCTGCTAAAAAATCCCCTACTTCATTTAGCCCCATGGTTTGCAGGGATTGAATCCTCTCCCCCACTAACCACCAAACAAAAACCAAATAAACCACTGTTACAACAATACCCACTATCGCCAGAACACGCCCCATTACACATTCGCCTCGAAATTTTTTTACCAGTTTACCGCATATAGACGCGAGGACTCCCCATGCCTACAGAAAACAAACTCACCCTGAAGCAGCAGCGAGCCGACCAGGTCAATCAGGTGATCCGGATCATCGGCACCCACGGCCGGCGCTTCTTCTTCAACCAGGTCGCTGATCGCTACGCCAGCATAGAAGTGGATCAGCGCGGCAAGGTCTGGTTCATCGACGACTACAGCGCGCGGCGGATCTTCACGCACAAAACAACCTGGGGCGGACGCTGGCGAGGCTTCAGCCATGGCGGCACGCTTCGGTCACTCGTTGAGGGGTTCCGGGATTACATCCGCACAGGGGAGCCAATGCACCTTGGTTACCTCGGGCCCGAGCGGTTCGACGACAGCAACATCTGGGGTTACGACGAGGAAGGCATGAAGGCAGTGCGCGAGCAGGCCGGCGCCCTTCCGGTGTTTCGCCAGCCAGTCGCGGAGGTCGCATGAAGCGCATCTACCTCAGCGGCCCCATGACCGGCCTGCCCGGCCTCAACTTCCCAGCCTTCGCCGCAATGACCGATAACCTGCGCGCCGGCGGCCACACCGTCACCAACCCCGCCGATGTCAACCCGGCCGGCGGCACCTGGAACGACTGCATGCGCCGCGACATCGTCGCCCTGATGGACTGCGACACCGTGGCTACCCTGCCCGGCTGGGAGCATTCAAAGGGTGCACGCCTGGAAGTCCTGATCGCCGAACACCTCGGCATGACGGTTGTGAATGCCCTTGATTTGATTGGGATTGATCTGTCGATGCCTACAGCTTGAGTTTGTTGATGCTGCGATTGAGTTCGACCGTCAATGCGTTCTTCTTTGCGATCATGACTTCTTTGGCCGAATTTATTGTTATCGAAGTGCGATCATCGTCACGGACGGCCCTAATCAGTGACTCGTATGCAGAAACTACTCCGGCGTCAAAGTGAAGCCTGATTAGCGAGTCAACCCCCTGCAGCATGTCCGCCTCAGAGCACGCAATAGCGCTGTTCGCAGCATTAACAATTTTCTCAGCCTTTGCTTCGAGCAAAGACCGTCGCGACTCGGCAGAACTACGTAGAGCCTGTTTATCTAACGACTTTTGTGAGAACCAATTACCTGCAAAAGCCCCAATAACAGTTGACAGCACAGGCCCTGCCCAGGATCCAAACTTATCAATAATGGGCAAAAAATCAACGACTTCCATGGTTGCATCCATGCTCAATTAACGGGCGGGAAGTAGGCCACAGATCACCAAATACGATCAAGAGATACGGCCTGGGCCGGATCCGCACCTAACTGTTTTGCTCAATAGGTTTTCCACGACGCAGCGAAGTGCCGCAACTCCGAAAAGAGTACATCCGTACTCCTCCCCTAAAAACTGTAACCCCTCCCCCTTCAAAGTCAGCCGCTATAGCGGCAAGGACGAAGTCATGTCTGAAGAAACCGTTTTGATCCAGCCACTGCAGGTTGAGCGTGACGCCACCGGTTGCTGGACGCACCCAGCTTGGCCATCGACTGATGACGAGCTGATTCCATACGCCTGGTTCACAGATCGGGGGTTGGAGGTTCGTGAGCGGAATTTCGAGGATGACGCCCCGGATGAGTTACAGGCGGCATGGTTTGCAAGCGGCATCGCAGACTGTTCGGCATGGGCACCAACACAGCCTGCTGGTGATGGCTGGTTCATCTTTTCGATCCACGACACAGAAGATGGGCCTCTCTGCGTTTGGGTGCGACAGGCGGTGACGCCATGATCACCACCCTCTGGTTCACCTACGTCTTCATCTACAAGGGGCCGAGGCCATGAACGATGCACCGAAAAGCATGGGCTTCATGGACCATGGCAAGACGAATTGCGGCCTTCTAGTGATGAGTCGGTGGGACGAACCTGATCGCGATGGAAACACGAAAGACCTGCAGCGCTTCGTAAAAGATGTGAAGCGCACCGGCCTAAGCCACTCCTGCATTGAACGCTTCGAGGGCGACCATTTCCCTGAATGGGTTGGTGAGTTGCACTGCGACGATCCGCAATGTCAGTGCCGGCGCTATCTCCGCACCCAGTAAGCCTAACCCCAATCCCCCTACATGCCTGCCGGTGAACATCAAGGCTGTTTATTGCCCTTCGCCCATCCACACACCATCAATACCAAGCCGGTTATCCAGAGTGCAGGCGCAGTTATCGCGAGCCCGCAGACTGCCAATGGGAGCCCAGTCAAAAACAGCGGGTTTCTAAACGCCTTATCCATTTCGCGTCACCTTTAAGAATTCATTTCATTAAATCACAAGTGCCTGCCGGTGAGTGGCGGGCGCACGCCTGGACAATAATTATGACCATCACCGCCCCGGTCATCCGGTACCACGGCGCCAAGTTCCGGCTTGCGCCGTGGGTGTTGCAACACTTCCCACCCCACACCTGCTACGTAGAGTCGTTCGGCGGCGCCGCTGGCGTGCTGATGCAAAAGCCTCGGTCGTATGCCGAGGTGTACAACGACCTCGATGGTGACATCGTGAATCTGTTCAGGGTTTTGCAGGATCAAGACTCGCGATCGAGACTTGTCGAGCGCCTGGTATTCACGCCCTACTCCCGCGAAGAGTTCGAACTATCCTGGGAGCCGAGCGCCGAGCCGATCGAGCGAGCAAGGCGGACCATCATCAGGGCGCAAATGGGGTTCGGCTCCGCCGGTGCGACCAAGGGCGTGACCGGCTTCCGCATCGACACCAAACGCCAGTACGGCACAGCCCAGTCACTCTGGGCCTCCTATCCGGAGCAACTTGCCGAGGTTGGCCAGAGGCTGAGCGGCGTGTTGATAGAAAACCGGCCCGCGATCGAGGTCATCAAGGCGCACGATGGCCCACTGACACTTCATTACGTCGACCCGCCTTATGTGCATGACACCAGGTACAAAGGCGCATCGAGCGGCCGGTACTACAAACACGAGATGGATGATGCCGCACACCGCGAGCTACTCGGAGTTCTGCTCGAGCTAGAAGGAATGGTCGTGCTGTCGGGATACCCGAGTGACCTGTACGCGGAGCTTCTACCCGGCTGGGCCAGCTACAGCACATCCGCCCGCATCAGTGCCGGGCGCGGCACGGCCAACCGAACTGAATGCACCTGGTTGAACACCGCCTGTGTCGATCGCGTAAGCCAGATCGGCCTGGACCTCTGCGAAAGAGCATAACCCTAACCCACCTTCTGCCGCTCAGCGCGGCGCGGAGCATCCAATGTCAGCAGCGGAACAACTCAACGACGGGATCACGGGCGACAAGGTGCCCGAGGCGCAGATGGCCGAGCTACTCGGTACCACCCTCGCCGCCCTGCGCTCAAAGCGCGCCCGCAATCAAATCCCCCTCGGCGTCTGGAACAAGCAAGGCAGCCGCGTTATGTACAGCATCAGGAGATACTACGAATGGCTCGAAAGCCAATGGGTTTGCCCGCAGGAATGGACCTCCACCACGGATCGATCCGCATCCGCTTTATGTGGAACGGCAGCCGGCGCAGTGAAACGCTCCCCTAT